TTTCGTTGTATCAATCAGAAATTCCCATTTCTCTGTATCAATATCATGGCAGATGTAGTATAAACGATTATTCCAACGTCTAATTACAGCATCACCAATCTTAAAATTACTATGTTGCATTTCTTACTCCTTCAGTTTCTTTTTCCAAATAAAACCTTTGTAAGATTTCTTTGTTCCGCTACAACAACCATAAATAGCCTTATCGTGATACTCAGGGTGTTCTAGCTTTATTTGTAACATAGAACTCCACTCTTTTACAAGCACTCCTTCTTTTGTATATTGCAAGAAACAGTAAATTGTTTTCTTCTCAGAAACTTTCTCGCCCATTACCTTCTTCTTTTCAGGATTATTCTTCCAAAACTCAATAGCAGATTTTGACCACTTATCTAAAGTTTCTTGACTAGAATACACTCCTTCATCTCTAAGTCTCTTAGCTATTTCAGAAGCTCTTAACTTTTGTTCATCAGTCCACTTATTACCGTAATTAGGATTCTTTTCACCTGTATTATTTTCAGAAATAAGCTTTCTAGTGTCATCGTGAACAAAACACTTAGTAGATGAATCCATCCTTAAATTGTAACCAAAAGACTTATCAGTAGAGTTAAGCTTTATCATCCAAGACAACTCTAAATTAGTTAATTCATCTTCTGTAGGATTTACTACTTCTTCTAGTATTTCAAAAACAAAATCATTTTCTCCATATTTCTTAAAAGCATTATACAAATACCTATTACAATCTCTACTCCTAACTTCTGATCTTAACATAGATTTATGTCCAGCGAATCTGATTTCAATATTAATAGATTTTCCCACATAAACCTTGTTTGTTGTTAAGTTTCTAATTGCATAAATTCCACAAGTCATCAATTGCTCCATTCAATTTGTTGGTTAAAAGGTTCAATAAGTTTTTCAATTTCCTGATAATAGTATTCGTAATTAATATTCCAATTAAATTTACTCATATTATTACAAGGCATTACTTTCCAATTACTCTCTACATTCATTCTGCGAAACTCTGTACTCCCTTCTAATGGAGGCATGATTTTAATAAGCTTACCACCTTGTTCTGAAGGATAGTAACGACATACGTTCTGTAAAGATTCTTGGTTTTCAGTTTCTTCATCAACTAGCACTAGACTGCAATTACGAGGTACTTTAACTCGTAACATGAAATCATAGGCATCTTTATGTGACTTAACGAATTGCTTATAGTCAACACCATGAAGAACTGCTTGTTTTACTGCCATAGGAACAATCAATGCTGAAAAGTTTTTGTGCCAAGCTAAATCTTGAAACTCATAAGCACCTTTCATTTTAACAGTTTCATTATCATCATACACACTATAGTAATTATTTACATCTCTGATATACATAGCTTTGTACATGACTAACTCCATCTGCAACCCTACCGTCTTTTCCCAATCAGCAACAATCGACTTAGCTAAATCTTCTTTTGATTTTTCAATATAAAACTCAAAACCATCAGTGTTAGCCATAATCAATCTAGCGTTGCATTGTAAAACGATTTGTTCCATTAACATACACAAGCTCAATTGTCCGTTAATTGTAATCTTCATTGTATACATAGGGTCAAGAAACGGTGAATACTTGTCATTTGACTTACCATACACCGAGTTCAGTCCTAGTTTAATAGCCAAGTTTTCAGGTGTCCCTTTACTAAACTTCTTACGTTCATTGTAGAAATCCTCATAGCTGTCACAGAAAGATTCACCTAAATGTTCAGGGTAAACCCTATTAGCGATAGCTATGTTAGGGTACATTGAAGCAACATCATAACTCATAATAGAATGAGTTTCAGATTCTTTAATAGTCCCTTTCTTAGCTCCGTGAAGTCCACCTAATCCTAAGTCGATTCTAAAATCTTTAAATACTACATTCAAAGTTTCAGCTACGTTATAACAACCATAGTATGAAATCTTGGGTACTTTCTTACTACGAGATTTAACAACACCGTTATCTAAGTATTCTTCTTTGACAATTTCACCGTTCTCATCTCTTACTATCTCCATAGCTTTAAGTTCTACTTCTTCTACCCAACCTAAAGGATGCTCTTTTTTAAATAAGATCAAGTCTTTTTCAGTTGGTTTGGTTTTAAACTTAACTTTCTTAGTTATCATTTCACAATATTTAGAAAGCTCACCTAAATCACTTTCTTCAATGTCAGAGAAAACACCTTTCGTTTCAGTAATAACCTGTCTACTAAACCAGTTATGTAACGCTTTAAAATGATCTGTTTCAAACTTAACATAGTCAAATAAGCAATCTTTAATTACAATCTTACTTCTCTTGGTTTGTTTCTTTTGTCTACCCCAAGAATTTTGAGTATAGAAAGCGTCAGGTTTAACTTTTTCAATCTTTTGCATAAAGAATTTAGTTCCAATATCTGTATCACTTAAATTCATACAGTTGAAACCGTACTTATTAGTTAAATCTTCACGTAAACGAATTGCTCCTACGTTATGATGGTAGAACTTTTTAGTCTCAGCAACGTCATGTAAGTTATAGTGCTTCAATACATCAATTTCTGAGTTCGACAGATACTTCCCTACAGGAAAAGGTAAGTCTTCGATATTCTCAGAACGCATATTAAACTCTAAGATTTTAAGTGACGTAGCTTTTGCTTTGTTATCAAAGTGATTAATCTTAAACAAATCAATCTTAGGAATAATCTCATCTTCCGATTTAACAATCTTAGCAAATCCATCACGAGCTGTTTGAATCTGAGCCATAGCAATATTGTAGACATCATTAGCGTCAATGTAATACTGAATACCTTGACGTTTAGCTTCCTTAGCTTGTTCCATGATTGCGTGCAGAACAGGATAGTCAAACCCTAAATTGTTAAAACCAACCTGTCTCCATTTGTTCTTAGCTAAATGACGAAGATAACTCAATATTTCTTGTGTTTGGTTCATACGATCTGATACTTCCCACACCCGCACTACTTTACCATCACTAGACGATGTAGCTAATGTGAACACGTTTGGGTAAGTTTCAATATCAAAAATATAATCGTTTGGAATGTAATTCTTTTCTGTTGACACAATTTACTCCTTATAAAATGCAAAAGAACAGATGAAGCAATAATACCGTATCTGTCCTAGTGTTGTCTATATGCGTTTACACATTAGTCAGTAATTTCAACTTGGTAATTCATTAAAGCTTCGTAAACTCGTGAATCAATTTGATCTTTCCACTTATTAGCGAGTTTTCGAATACGCTCTTTCTTACACAATCGGTATACTTCGGAAGCTTCTCGTGCTGTTTTAAAAGAATATCTTAAACCCAACTCTTTACGAATCTCGTTCAGTTCCCCTGTTGTGGATATGGAGTAGTTGCCGTGACTGTTAATGTGATAACCTTTACGACCATTTACACCGACTTCTTTAATTAGAACTGCATTAATCTCTTTTGGAACAAAACAAACTGTTTCTAGTTTATACATCCTAGTACCATCCGCTAGAATATCCTTATCTAGTTCATAACCGTGCGATTCACAGTACGAGTAGAATGGTAAAGTTTCAACATCTCTTTTAAAATTAGAGAATCTTTTCCAAGACTCTTGTACAGTAACATCTCTGTAAGCTTTGTTTTGTTTATGAAACACTTCACTATAACACCTACGAATCATACTGTGCCAAACTGTGTAGAGTTTAGTGTTTGTCTCCCCAAGATCGTTACAACCTACTCCAAAAATCTTTGCATTATTAGGGTTTTTCACAATCCCTTTAGTTAAATTTCCGCTTCTCACTTGTACTTCTGTACCATCGCTAAACATCACAACAATATTGTTGCAAGATTTCGCACTGACAACTGTACAATCACCATTAAAATTAGTTGGGAATACCGTTCCAACTACTCTCCAATCTCTCATAACCTCTCCTGTTAAAGAACCCTCAATTAAGAGGGTTTATTATTTAAAAATTACTACGTTGTTTTTCCATAAAATCTTCCTTATCATACAATGTGTGTGTCATGTTATCATAGTACCAACTGCCAGCATAACCTGTATTTCCACTCCACCTGCACTTTAACACTTCGATGTCTGTACTGTTCTGTTCTGTTTCATCTTCGGCAAGTTTATCACGAGTAGCAGCAATATTACAACCACCAGATTTAACTAAGTTACTAACGCCTGAGAAATCATCCTCGGTTAAACGTCTTACTATACGATTACCATCACGATCTGTTTGCGTTTTTCCTTTAGTAAGGTGGCAGACATTAAAGATTGAAACACCGTCTTTGATTACAGTCTTTAAAAACTTAATAAAACCTGTCTGTTGTTCTAAGCTACAACTTTCGAACAAATCGTTAACGGGATCGATGACGATTAATTTACAATCGTATTTCTTAATTAGTTTAAGAATTTGATTTTTAACAGATTCAAGACTTCCTGAGCGTTCGTCCAATAAAACGTACCTCTCTTCCCCATACTCATTTTCACGTAACTCCTTACGTTTCTCAATGATGTGAGGTTGTTTAACAAAAGCTACAGCCTCTTTCGGGTCTTCAATCAAAGCTAGTTTAAACCCGATGTGGCGTGACAACAATGTTGTTTGGTATTGTCCTGCTGTTAATTCTAAACTCAAGATACCGATCTTAACATCAGCGTTGAACAACCAGTAGTAAATCATTTCGTTAATGATGGTCGTTTTCCCTCCACCTGTGATAGCTCCTAGATTAATCATATAACCTAAAGGGATACCACCAGCCATGTGTTTCTGTAATCGGTGCATGAAAGGAGGTAAAGGAATTTTACAACGACCTAACTCCTCTTCAATCTCATCGTCCGCTTGTTTGGATGTTTTAACTTCATCAGGAGTTAAAGGTTTTGCGCTATAAAAATCACTGATAAATTGTTTCTGCTTACCTGTTTGAAGCATCTCAGAGCAGTCTTTCAGTGAAGTTACCATCACCTTTACTTTGTTTTCAGGTAACACCTTAA